ATGGTCGTATAGGTGGAGAGCCTGTACCAGCCACACCAACAGAAGGCGGTATGGAGGGTATGCAGGACATAACGGAAGAAGATCTAGTCGCACTAGAACAAGCTATGGCTACAGGGGTAGCTGATGGTGGCTTGATGGATAAATTAGCTACTGCCGCTAAGAGTGATAAGTTAATCAATGCTCGTATGAACGCTAAAGGTATGTCTGTAGGTTACGCAGAGGGTGGCGCAGTTCAAGCTCCTCTAAACACTGATCCTACAAGAGTAGATGCTCTTATTGATAAGTTTATGATAGCCGCACAGAATAGCCCAGCGTTAATGCAAGAGCTTGCTAGTAGAGGTGTTACATTAAATACTACTGGTGCTAACATGAATCCTCAAGAGATGCAGTCAGCTAACAGTCAAACTGAAAGAGCTTTTAATACAGGTGGTGCATTAGGTTTTACACCTAGTAATTATGGCTTAGGTTTCTCTGTCTTTGGTGGAGGTTCAGGAGCAGGGTCTTCTCCGGTACAAGAAATCGAGACTATTATGGTTGAGTATTATAACCCTACTACAGGTGATACTATGATGATAGCTCATGATAAAGCTACTAACCAACCTACTCAAGTTGTACCTGCAGGTTATATAATAAAGCCAGCAGGAACAGGCACTCCTGTTACTCCAGTAGAAACTGTAGCACCTAGAGAAAATAGAGATGAAGATACTCGTAGTGCCTCTCAGAAACTATTAGAAGAATCCATGAAAGATACAAAATGGATGGAAAGATATGACTATAGTAGCCCTGAAGGTCTTTATCAGACTACTAAGCAAGCTATGGAAGCTGAACTGGAAGCTCAACATGGTATAGTACAGTTCATCAGTAAGTTTGATAAGACTGGTATTATGGCTAAAAGACCTCAACTTATGATACTAGGTCAAACTAATGCACACATACGTATGTTAGAAAAACAAGGAAATACCTCTGCGGAAGAAATAAAAGAACTTAAAGATCTAGCCGCACAATATAAAGAACAACACGGATTAGGAGGCCCACTTATGGGTCTAGTATCTAACGGTTGGGGTTTAACAGATGTAATTAAAGATAAATATGGAGATGATTTATTTAATATTACTGGTGAAGCGGCTATGGCTAATGCCAGTAGAAAAGAGGCAATAAGGCAAGCTAACTTAGATAAGCAAGGAGTTGATAAAACACAAACTCGACTTGCAATGGGAAAAGCATCAGATAAAGAAAAGGCACAAGATAAAGCAAGAGCAGACGCTAATAAAGCCGCTATGGTAGTTGCGCAAAAGAAAAGAAGAGATAAAAATCCCTCTGCCCCTAAAAGTATAGCTAAGTCCGGAACTTCTAAAGATGTTAAAGCTTTAAAGGAGTCATACACTAAAGCAGGTGGTACTTGGGCTAGTGGTGGTAGAGCCAAAGGCGGCTTGATGAAGAAGAAAAAGAAATAACTAAAAGACTATCCTATAAAAACTATAAGGCTACCCAGCTAAAAAGCTGGCCCCAACATAAAGGAAAACAATATGGCTGATTTAGAAACAATGGAATCTCCTAAAGTAGCAGGGTTTGTTGACCCTAACTATACCAATAAAGCTAATAGGAGACGTATAGAGCAAGAAGAAGAAGAGCTAGATAAGCTCATGAAAGGGGAACAGAATGAGGAAGATACTTCAGAAGATCAAGAACCTGATGGTGAGACTCAAGAACTTAGTGATGAATCTGATAAGAAAGATGAAACGTTAAGTAGTGAAGAACGTACATACAAGAAACGTTATAGTGATTTACGTGATCATCTAAACAAACAGTCTGCAGAGATTAAACAACTACAGTCTAAACTAGAGAATGCTGAAACAAGCGGTACTCTTAGGCCGCCCAAGTCAGACGAAGATATTGAGGCGTGGGCTAATGAGTTTCCTGACATTGCGGCTATAGTAGAAACTATTGCATCTAAGAAAGCAGAGGAACGATTCTCTGGTGCTGAGGCAAGACTAAAAGAGATTGATCGTATTAGTGAAGAAGCTACTCGTAGTAAGCTAGAACAAGAGATCAGAGCCATACACCCTGACTTTGATGAACTACGTGATAGTGATGCTTTTCACGATTGGGCTAAGAAAGAACCTAAGTGGGTCAAAGATGCTCTATACGACAACTCTGAAGACCCTGCGTCAGTTGCTCGTGTAATAGATCTATACAAGATGCACAATGGTTTAGATACTAAGTCTAAAAAGAAAGCTACTAAAGCGGCGGCTTCTGCAGTAGTAACTAAACGTTCTACTAAGCCTGACTCTAACGACACAGCAGGACACTTCAGCGAGTCTCAAGTACACAAGATGACAGCTATTGAGTACGAGAAAAACTCTGATGCTATCATGGAAGCAATACGTGCAGGTAAGTTTACCTATGATATGACAGGTGGCGCACGATAATTGCAAATAAAGTATTGACATCTATAGACTATAATGTATAACTATAGGTGTCTTTAACCTGTAGTAAGCCTCACACTGTGACTACCTTACTATTAAGACACTATCTCAATAAGTCTAAACATACCAATAATAAGACCTACCTGAATAAGTATAGGCCCGTGTAGTTTAATATTGTGACTGATCCTTACAACTTAAATATACATGCACCCTAGAAAGTACAGCCTCTTATCGGTTCGTTTAGCTTACTTAAAACTAAGCCAAACACCTAATGGAGGATTATAATGGCATTTGCATCCGCAAGCGGATATACAAACTTACCGAATGGTAACTTTAGTTCCGTAATTTATTCAAAAAAAGTACAACTTGCATTTCGCAAGTCCACAGTTTGTGGAGACATAACTAACTCTGACTATTTCGGTGAGATCGCTGCACAAGGCGATACAGTGAAAATTATAAAAGAGCCTGAGGTAAGCGTATCAGCTTATGCTCGTGGTACAACAATCGCTGCACAAGACTTAGCAGATGCAGACTTCTCTCTAGTTGTAGATAAAGCAAACTACTTTGCATTTAAAATCGACGACATCGAAGAAGCACACTCTCATGTTAATTTCATGGACATGGCTACCAACCGTGCGGCTTTCCGCTTGGCTGATCAGCATGACCAAGAAGTATTGGGTTACTTAAGTGGTTATAAACAGTCTGCTCTACATGCTAACGCAGGTGCAGTAAACAACGTAGTAAATGGTACTAAAGCTAATGCAGCGGCAGGTACAGACGAATTACTTACAGCTAACAAGCTGAAAAAAGGTGACTTCGGAAACATTACTACATCTTCAGCAGGAGATCACTCGATCCCAGTTGCGGCACGTTTACCCGGAGCAACTGCTCTACCAACAGCATACGTATCACCAGCAATGTTGATTTCACGTATGGGTCGTTTGTTAGATCAGAACCAAGTAGACACTGCAGGTAGATGGCTAGTACTTGATCCTATCATGATGGAAGTCCTTCGTGATGAAGATTCACGTTTGTTTAACGCAGACTTCGGTGAGTCAGGTGGATTACGTAACGGTCTAGTCTTGAACAACTTCCACGGATTCCGTGTATATACTTCAAGTAACTTACCAGCAGTAGGTACTGGTGCAGGTACAACAGGTACAGCTAACCAAAATGCTAACTACGGTGTTATCGTAGCTGGTCATGATTCAGCTGTAGCAACTGCAGAGCAAATCAACAAAACAGAAACATACCGTGATCCAGATTCATTCGCTGACATCTGCCGTGGTATGCATCTTTACGGGCGCAAGATCTTACGTCCAGAAGCGTTGATCACAGCTAAATATAACTTAGCATAATAAAACAATTTGAGGGGGCTGGCTTTATGTTAGCCCCTTTACGTACATTTAAAATCTCGTAGGAATTAACATGGCGACTTATATAAACCTAGTGAATGAATTACTTCGTCGTCTTAACGAAGTCGAGATTGGTGAAGCAGACTTTGCTACAACTAAAAACGTTCAGTCTCTAGCTAAAGATGCTATCAATTCCTCTATACGTGAAATACTACAAGATGCACAAGAGTGGCCTTTCACTTTAGTAACATATCAACAGACATTATCTTCTGGTACTAACACGTATGACTTCCCTTCTGACTTTTCAAAAGCTGACTGGGAAACTTTCTATTTAACAAATGCAGAATCTGCCTACCCTACACAACTACCTAGCATCTCTTACGAAAGTTATGTATCAGAAAAGAGAAGCTTAGATGATGTAGCTGGTACAGGCGGCTACGGTAAACCTACCACTATATACAAAACACAAAGTACTAAGTTTGGAGTTACTCCTCCTCCAGATGCTTCTTATGTTGTAGAGTATAGCTACTGGAAGTTCCCTGCAGATTTAACACTAAGCACAGATGTTTGTATAATACCCGACAGATTCCGACATGTAGTACTTGATGGTGCTATGATGTATCTTATGCACTTTAGATCTAATGAACAGTCTGCTCAGTTACATGCAGATAAGTTTAAAAAAGGTATAAAGACTATGCGTAGACTATTAGTAGACAGTAAGGATTACCTAAGTTCTACTGTGATAAACCGTATGGGAAACTCTTTCTATAAGAATAATGTTTAGATGGTAGATAAGCTTAGCACATACCTGTCAGTTTGTACAGGAGGGTTGATCACTAACGTAGATCCCTTAACTCAAGCCTCTGGCTTATCTGGTAGTGCTATACGTATGAT